TTGTGAAAAATGAGAAAATTGTGGTTCATCATAAGGAAATATGATGTTATTACCGACTGTGTTCAGTTGTAAACGACCAGCCATTTATACTTTATATTATGAATATTTTAAGCCACATAATCCATTTTGAAATGTTATAATATTGTAATTAAGACCATATATTTCAAATGAAGAATCATCTTCCAATGTCCATAGATTGGTGTTTGTGATGTCAAACTCTACTGTAAGTTCTTTATGTATTATACGACTCATGTTTATTTGTCCCGTGGGTTCCGGGTTTTCTGGATCTAACGCGAATGAGTACATATATAGTTTTGGTACGAATACATTATATCTGGCTAAACCTGTGTGATTAAAATATGGTTGCAAATATTCTAGATATAATCCATCTTCTTCAAATAAGATTTCACCATTGATTTTAAGTGTTGCGCGTTTTATGGGAATGTCACCTAAAACTGCGTTATTAAAATCTTTACCCGGTTCGGGTCTTCTCTTATTAAAAAAATATAACTCTTTGATCGGATGTTTAAAATTTAATAACATTCGCTTAGTTTTATTTTCGTCATTATGTTTTATGATAATGTTGCTATATTGTAACTGTGTTATAATATAGTTTAACTGTGTTGATCTCATAAAATCAATTTCTGGTTTAGATAAAAAACCATATCTTACTAATAATGATATGTTTTCAATTTTTTTGGGATCTGATAACTCTTCCGTGTATGAGAAGTAGATATCTTTTTTTTCTGCCAATTTAATTCTTAATTGTAGATTATGTTTGTTTAATGCACATATCGGTACACTTAATTGTGAATTTCTATAAAAAAAGAATGGTAAATCAATCAAAAATTTAACATTTGCATTATAAAGTCCAAAACTTGGTAAGTTATTATGTCCAGTTAGAATTGATAAATCGGTATTTGTAGTGGATACAGGTGAATTATATAATATCTGGTGTATTTGTATATAATCACCCGTAATTTTTTCTATAATTTGACCACCTATAATCAATTCGGCATATTCAATGAGACGCGCACCTGCATTAAATGTATAAACATTTAGTAGTTCCGTCTCTGATAAATCTGATGTAAGTTCCACTGAAAGAGTGATGTTCGTAACTAAATCTCCTTCATCAGTAGGTATATCACATGTAATTATACTACCAAAAGATTTTAAACCTGAAAATGGCTTTTCGATCAACTCGAATGAAAAATCTGTATATCTTTTAAACATGGACAGATAATATGAAAAATCCGGTTTCCCTGTAATCCATTTGTTAATGTGACCCGATGAGTTTAAATGTATCAACCCACTCATCTACTTTTATGTTATGTTTTTTTTAATATCGTTTTGAAATAAAACCATCTTTTATCATATACGTTTCGTATCCCTTGTAATATAATAAAACTCTATATTGACTGTTAGCAGCTAGTTCTGGTGCTATTTCTATTTCCAGTATTGTCTTTTCTGAATTTAACCCTGAAAAATCTAACGTGCCCGTTGGATTCGAACTCTTTGGGTATAATCCAAATGAGTACATGTACATACACGAAAGAAGTGATTTATAATTTATGAGATGTCTATTCGGTATATAGGTTTTGAAAAATGTACTATCATTAGATATTATTCTGGGTAATTGTTGACCATTTAAATAAAATTTAGCTTTTTGTAATATATCCATTCCATCTCTTATATATCTTTGATAACCATTCCAGCTATAATATGCAGATTCACGATACCATCTCCTAGTAAAATTAAATCTATTCATAAATGCTAACTCGATGTCCTCGGAGGGTGAATAAGAACCATATGCATCGAATTCATCTTCAAATTTTGTATCTCGTAATACCCAATGAAAAGATGACACAGGTATACTCGGAACTAAGTTTATATAGATTTTATTGTTGTTTATGTCACTCACTTCTTCGGGATGTTTTAATGTTTTTTGTACAGTCACAATATAATTTTCTGAAGTTATAAAATTACGTTCACTTTCTGATACTTTAATTTCTTCTGTTATAATGTCAAAACTATCCAAAACAATAGTGTCTGTTATGTTTGTAAAAAATGTTTGTTCGTGAAATGTAATTTCAAAATGTATTTTTTGTTTATGAATGCCACAAACTGGGAAATATGCACGTTTTGATTCGTTTTCTTTGTAATCTCTAATACTATGTTTTCCACAAAAAAAGAATGGTATTGGATATTGTATATCCATCTCACTGAAAGTGGATGCTAGTTTAAGTCTTTGTATACTAGGATCGTAATCACTATGATTTTGATTTAAAAGAAAATTATTACCACTTCGTTCACTCTCATCTGAAAACACCAAGTCATTTATTACACACCACACGTCATCAATCTCTTCTATCACTACTTCGTCAACATACATTGTTATTTTTTTTATAATATGACGACCAATCTGAGAACAATACCACTTACTTTCATCAGTTGTTTTTGGTAATTTCAATTTAATCCATATATTACTAAGAAAGTCACCCATATTTTGGGGATTGTATTGTACTTTTATAGTCTTCCCAAAGGGCCAATTTGGCACATCTTTTTCAGATATATTTCGCACTTTGTAATATTTTACAAAATTCGAATGTTGTTTTGGATTATAATTAAATAACGAATCTTCCGGGTCTTTGGAAAGGAGGTGTGTATCCTGCTTTCCAATAGCTTTGAGAGAAATTTTAGCAGCCTCACCCATATCTACTTACTGCTCACATATTTTTAATATCCATTTTATTCAGTATCATCGAAAAATTAAAACAACTTTCTAGCTGTACCATTCTCTACTCGAAGAACGTTGTAACTCTTCGCGTAAACGCGAATATGTCGGTTAGAGTATCGATGACTATAACTCCCCGCTTGAAACCATGATGAAAATAATTCAAATGTCATTAATTGTTCTTTTATTAAACTAAAATTCACCTGCCCAGTTGGATACCAAACTTCCGGGTCAAGTGCGAAACTGTACATATATATTCTATATATTAATGGTGCGTTTGAGTGATGTCTCATAAATTGTGATGTTCTCATAAATTGAGGCGTACCCACATTTTCATCGATTATAGAAAGTCCGTCAAGTTTTAATGTTAGATATTTGAGCTGATCAGCCGTAACTTCTATATCTTCACCATCTTCAATCAATTCTCCTACATTATAATATGACAACGGTTCATAATTTATAGGACTTGTGAATATATTAATGTTTTTATGTTCTTCTCGGTCTCTTTGAATAAAAAAATATAGCTCTTTTACGGGATTTGAAAAATGTAATTTACAATTCACTAAATTTGTTTGGTCATTCGACGTTTTGAATTGTTCTTCTTGAAGTTCAGTTATCACGTAATCAGTCTTATTACATTTTATTTTTAAACGTTCTATATTATCCAGAAACACGAATTCCGCAATTAACTCACATTTAGTTATTTTGGGTGCTTCGGTAATCGTAGGTGGTAAAGAAAAATTGTTGAACAAATATGTACCAGACATTGCTGTGGAAGTGCGTTCATATATAAGTTCGTCATAGTTTCTCAGTTTGATACGGATTGATATGTCTTGGGTTGTAATAGCACAAAGTGGTATAGCTAATTCGGGGTGTCTATGAAAATAAAATGGTAAGTCAATAATACAATGTAACTGATCATTCTGTAATTGACGTTCAGAATTAACTCCTTCATTTGGTAAAGCGTCGAGAATATATTCAGATTTGTTGATAAGATTTTTAAATGCAACCTTTTTACTTTCACTATGAAAAGCCTCTGTATATAATTGTAAATAATCAGTTGTTATTCGATTTATAACTGTACCTCCTATTAACAATTCTGCATATTCAATTAACGCATTTCCAAATGATTCAATGTAGTAATGATTAGCATCTGAAAGTTGACTCGTTTTTATTTCTAAACATACGGATTTTAACAAGTCTCCCACATTCATCGGAATACTAAATTCATATATACCACCAAAAACACTCTTATTACCTTCTGGTTGTATATTTACGTACTCTTTTGCAAAATGTGTTTTCTGTTTTATGAGTTTTGTAAAATATGAATGATCATAATTTACATCTACGTCTCCAATCATCCCCATTGTATGTAAATTTATACGCCCTGTAGACATTACTAATATAACAAACTAAAATTTTAAACCCGCTAATCCATGTGAAAACATGAGTATATTGTGACTAACAGCATATACTCGAACTATCACATCTTCATTAATATTTGTTGGAATGGCAATTTTCAATAATTTATGAATGATGCGACTCGTGTTTACACTTCCCATGGGAAGTCCTGATATGGGATTTAAAGAAAATGAATACGAGCAATATTTACCACCACCGTCGAGATCTTTACCGGATGGAGATCTTATGTGATTATCTAATGATTGTTTATAACATAAAAATTTATTATCTCGATTAAATACCGACGTGTTATTGAAATTTAGTTCAATATTTTCTATATCAATAAAATCACAACTATTTGATGCACGATGTGCAACAAAAAATAATTCACTCACAGGATTATTGAAATTTAACATTAAAATCTTACTTAGAATACCCTGTTTAATTTTGAATTCTGAAAATTGCAATTGTTGAATAACATGGGAAATGGGCGAACTTTCTATGAATGATTTTTCCTCGTATCCTACATGAACGTACGTAATGTTTAATGCAGTTTCAAATATTTTTGAAA